ATTCCTTGCCTGAGACCCGACTGGTTGGTCGGTTCTGACTCGCATCAGCAGCACCACCTGTGTCTCATCACCTTAACCAGCAGTTGCCAGTAAGTTTATTCAGTCACTCCCATACCCGATGATCAGTCAGGTATATATTATTTATAACACATTTAGGATTGCTTGTCAACCTGTTCTTCAAACTTTTCTATTTTTGTTAGGAGATCATCAAACATATCTCTGACCTCTAAATTAGGATCTCCACCTAACATAACGACTGCCTGTTTCATGTTGTCAGCAACTTGTTTTGCTTCTGGATCATCACTCAACTGAAGACGGGCATGAAATACTTTTTGTTTATCTAATAGTTTTTTTAGTGCTTCAAAATACTGTAACTTTCTTTCCTTATCAAGGAGTGCAAGATTAGTTACTGATCTGAAACAAAACTCTTGAAGGGCAGCCATCTCTTGGATGTCACCCCTGACTAATTCTGATTGAAAAAATTTACTCATACTAGCATTAGTTTGGCACGACTTGTTTTCTTCATGAAATTTAGTTGCTGTGCTTCATATTTAAGCTTTTCTTTGAGTGGTTTTGATATCAATTTAGATACGGATTCCACTTCTATTTCATTTATTTCACAAAGATGTAGCACTGAATCTATGTAGTTCATATCTTCATTTGTCACAGCAATTTTCTCTACTTCTTGTGAGAACTTCGCACTAGTCATAAATTTATCTTCAAGTAAGTTTTTCTTTTCCATATGTTTGGTATTCGTCTATGTACTGTATGAGTTTAAGAAGATATTCCTTCTTAGGTGGTTTGATTACAACTTGTGTTTCACCATTCTCACAAGCAACTATAGTTACCAATTGTTTAACAGTTAAACCGTACAGTTCTTGAAGACAGCAAGCATATGCTGTCTCTTGAACAAAGTAATCGTACAAATATTGTTCCTTCTTAGGTTCAGCAGAAGTTTTAAAATCTATGATGGATAGTTGCCCATCAAATTCTGCGATGCAATCTACACGACCTGCTATTTCTAAATGGTCTGAGTAGAGTGCTGCTTCTTGCAGTAAAATATTATTTATGCGATCTAGTACACGTTTACTATTGTGAAACATGAATACAGGAAGTGGAGTCTCCTTGTACTCATCAATCTTTAACTCATTGTTAAAGTAATCCTCAACTATAGAGTGGTACTTTGTACCACGTGATGCAGAGCGTGAGGAAATCGCAGCTGCTTTTTCTTTACCAACACGTTTTCTCCATCTAGCAAGACTCTTTTGTTTCTTAATATTATTACTGATAACAGTAGTAACTGATGGATAATGATTGCCACTAGGTGTTAGGTAAAGTCTTTTACCCTCCACCATTTCTGCTTTCATATCAAGAGGAACTAATTCCTTGTGTGTAAAGACAGTATCTATCATAGTCCTAATGACATCTTGCTAATTAGATAAGATTTTACTAAACCAGATCTAACGATATCACCTACTCCAAATTCTACTTCAGAAAACTCATCCATATTTTGAAGAATGCGTTGGAAATCTAAGATACCATTACGTTCATTTGTTTTGACCAAATCTGATTGATTTACATCTCCACAGAATACTATCTTACTATCCTGTCCAACACGAGTCATGATTGAATCAAGTTCGTGGAAGTTAAGATTCTGACACTCATCAACAATGATGATAGCATCATCAAGAGTAGTGCCACGGAGGAATGATGTAGACCAGAATGAAATAGTTTCTTGTGTTTTAAGATTATCATATAGCATATCAAAACTAGTTTGGTCAGGCATATGGAACATATTTCTTACCATATTTTTGTATGGTATCTGATATAGTTCTGACTTATCTTCATGAGTACCAGGCAAGAACCCAATCTCACGTGTAGATACAAGAGACCTAACGATGTACACTTTTTCGTAAGGTGATTCTTCATTCATCACCTCTTTAAGTGCTAAGTACAATGCAATAAATGTTTTACCTGTACCTGCTGCACCAAATGAGAATAAGTTTTTACCTTTATCCCATTCTTTAAAAAAGAATTCTTGGTTCTCTGTAATGGGACCTACATCAAGGAAGTAATTACTGTTAATAGGTTTCTTCCTTTTCAACATTTTCTTAGACATTCCTGTAGGAGAAGGTGTCTTCTTTTTAACTGCCATAATTTACCACTGATATCCGTCTTTTGATTTGGGACACGATCCATAATGAGGATTCTTTTTAACCTGATTCATAACATCTACCCAACCAGGATGAGTCTTTCGCATCTTGTCTCTCCAATCTCCAACCTCACCCATGCTTGCTACACCTGCTGTCCAATCTTTATCCCAATCAGGATTGTCAATCCTCCATTGTTCATAGTCTTTAATTGACATACGAAACTCTTTTGTCTCGCCAGTTTCTTTGTGTTTTACATTATAGGTTGGCATTAATTCCACTCCAATGCTTCGGATATAATAGGAAATTGTTCTTTAAATATATCTCTACATTTTTCAGCAATTTCCATGTGTTCTTTTTGTGTTCCATGTCCAGAACGTAGATCTATATAGTGAATCCAAGAACGTAGTGTTCCTGTCATATACAATCTAGTTGGTGTTGCTAACGGGAGAACAAATCTCGCACATTCCTTCGCAATACCCTCACGTATGAGTTCATTGTATAGGTCAAGTCCTTCAGCGAAGTATGCTTGAATCTCTTTCTGAAGAAATTCAACTTGTTTTTGTGGTACATCATCAATAGAATTTTGTCTGTTCTTTTCGTCTTGTCTTCTTAGATCAGGCACAGGTATCGCTCCTAAGAAATTAGTATTAGCATAACGCTGACTAAATTCTTGGAATGTAAATGATCTGTGTCTTAATATTTGTGCTGCTAATCCTCTAGTAGTTTCAATTTCTAGAGTCATATGTGCTTGCTCAAAGACTGACCAGTGTTGATGCTTTATGCAGTAACCAAGTAAACCACTTACGTTTGGATTGTCTTGGTTTTTTGGGTTGCTTACCCTTGCTATGTAACCTATCGTCTCCTCCGCTTTGGGAGTAACCGTGACTAGTTTCACTTGTTGCATTATGTTTTATACTTCTACGAATTAATTTTGCGTACTTGACATCCTCTTTAGTATACCACTTAGAATTAAGTTTGGCAAGCTTTATTAATCTTTTGGCCGTTTTTCTATCCTTCATCTAGGTATTTATACGACCTTTTATATAAAAAAATCTGGGAAAAATTTTTTCCCAGATTCATGAAATCAAAAGTAAATTTTGATTTATGCAGCAACAGTAACCTTTTTAGCTACCTTTACACCACGATAAACAAGGTCTTGCTTAGATGTGGATGTTTGCTTGTTGTCATTGGTGTCATACTTAACACCACGGTATGTGACTTGTGCCATCGGTTTTCTCCTAAAGTAATTGGACTTTGACATCCGTTCCTTCAGTCGGCATTTGCGTCCCGTTAGGGATGAACGAACCCGTTCCGTGTCGGCTTACTTGCGTCCCAATGCATCGCACTCTCCCTCTATTTTTGTAGCAAAATAGTTAATCAGTTCTGACTTGCTTTGATCGTCAAGATATTCATCTTGTCTGATTTCAACAACTAGTTCTGACCACTCCTCACACTTGATAGTCCAATGGACTGGTTCATGTGCTGCCAATAGAGATAGGTATAAAAGTAATGGCATGGGATGAACGATGTGTTTATATTAACACAATTATATTATATATGCAAGTTAATGTGTAGCGACTGTTACAATTCTTTGGGTAAACCGTAATGGTAATCATCCGTGTCACCATACCTCTCCATGTGACCACGTTCTACACTAAAAATCTTGGTGGATACTTTGAAGTCAGGCATCTTAGGTTGCTTAGGAGTCAATGAATTATCATATATTCTCATCCTATTATTAGGATACAACGCAAATTGACCGTTATTTAGTTGTATGAGATTGTGACTCTTATGTTCCGAAGGTGTTTCTGCTGTACTGTAGTCAGGTGTATCAGGTTCATCATGGTAATTATCTATTGTAATAATATACTTTCCTAACTGAGATCCAAAATCTCTAGTGTACAATTCATAATCCATAGAACCTATGAACTGTTTGCATATAGTTGTAACACCATAGTCCATACAGTTCCAGAACTGTAGGTTAGGTAGATCCATATCTGGATCAGGTGTCTTAGGTTCACTTACGAATGCACTGATAGGTAACTTATCATAGATTGCTGCATACTCTGGTAAGTATGTCTCAAAATAAAATGCCCTACCAGGCATTGACTTACATGATACCCAAACACCTCTTGTAAATTCACCATGACCAGACTTAAAATCAGTAAGGTATTCTTTTCTAACCCACACTTCCTCTGCGGGCATATTAGAAATCAAAGTTGCCATTAATTATTTTCTTGTAGTTTTTCAACAACAGTTTTTGCTTGCATAGGTGCGATGTCATTCAAACCATTCGCATCAAACCAAGGTGCTGCTTCCCAATCAAATCCTTCACCGAATGTATTGTCAGGTGACATGACATACCAATGACATTTTGCGTCAGGTATATCTACTGCACAGACCGCCCAATCATCTGCCCACTGTGGTACTTGAACGTACATCACAGGTAGATGATTAGCAAACAATGAAAGTATGAAAGAGAAGATAATCATTTCAGTTCTCCGTCTGCCGAAGATCTTTTCTTTCTTTTTCTTTGTGGTGCTTTAGCAGTGCTATTCCAAAGATTAGGTCTCAATGTACCTTTAGATTGTTTCAACCATTTGAATTCCTTTTTATATTTGTCATAGTAATGATCAAATATATCTACTGCCTTCTGTGCCATAGCAATATCATGTACAAGATTACCCTCAACCTCATACTGAACTACGTATGCAGTATAGGGTAACTTAATAGTGTTATGCTTTTCAAGGTCACATTTCTCATGTATTACTGTAACACTACTCATGATCTACCACCCCATTCAATTTGTGGAAATGCTTCAGTTACACATGCTTTAGTAATCTTCCAACGCTTACCAATCTGTTTATCTTTTGCAAGACATAATACTTCTGCTTCACCAGCAGATAGTCCTTCTAGCATCTGTATAAACATCATCTCTCTTTTGTTTTGAGATACGTTAGATCCACCTTTAAAAAAGTGGTGAAGCAATCTTGCTTCTTTTTCTAATTGAGTATGCTCTGTACCTGCTGGTGCATCATTAGGTGTGTAAGGAACTTTACCAGGTGGTAGTAGACTTATAATAGAGTCATCAAAATTAATAATAAAAAGCATTCTCAATGCAGGAGTATTAAATTTCTCAAGCAAAGCGATCTTTTCTTTCTTGGTCTTTGCGTTTGATACTTTTTGTAGTACCTCATGCATCAAGAGTTTCATCGTCGTCTTCCTCATTAATAAATTTTACATGAAGCAGTTCTTCGTTTAACCAATTTCCTTGTTGGTCATACATTTCTGGATGACTCGCTTCAAAATCATCCTTTGACCACATATAATCGTGGACAAAATCTTTGGCAGTCCAACCTGCTACTATACCGACACATAAAAATATGAATGATGTTGTCGCTGAAAAAAATAAAAGGGTAGTGTCTGCCATGTCAACTCCGTATAGTGGTTTACTTATTTTTCTCCCACCTTAACTCAAAGTTGAAATACCATGCACGTTTAAGGAGAGAGAAGGTTCTTTTAATGGTGAAACCTTTAGAAGGTTTCTCATATGTTGGTTGCTTAGCCCTCCTTAACATGAGCTCTATGCCTTTATTTATAGACAGTTTTTTATTTGTTGACACTTACTAACCCTTCCTTTAAGAAAAATTTTGCTGTTTCAACTAAACCACCTATCTCATTTCCATCTATTATAACATATGGAGATGAATTTACGTGAGGATATAGTTTGGTAAAGTCCTCCCTAGTTATGTCAATACCAATCTCTTTGGTTTGGTAATCAACATTCGCTCTTTCACATAGTTTTTTTGCTTGATCGCAATAAAAACATCCCGATGTAGTATAAATTAAAATTTCCATAAAAAAATGGGAGGTCTCCCTCCCATTGTATCAGACTAATATATGGTTGTCAACTTATCCGATTGAAGGAGCAGTTAACGCAACTTCTGTAGTCTCAGCAGATGCTAAGTCTAATGGGAAGTTGTGTGCATTTCTTTCATGCATTACTTCCATACCTAAGTTTGCTCT